TAGTAGACGCAGATAGTTTAATATTTGCAGCTTGTTATAAAAAACGAGAGAACCCAGAAGATGACAAATACTTTAGGAACATAGAAGATGCACAAGCTAAGTTCGATGAACAGTTTATGAGCATAGTAAATAAGCTGGAAGATATGTATCCTGTTGAACGTGTAATAACGTTTAGCGGTAGCAAGGGTAACTTTAGAAAGCTAATTACAAGCGATTACAAAGCCAATAGAAAAAAGCAAGAGTTACCACCTTTATTAGATGAGATGCACCAATACGTAAAAGACCAATACGAGAGCATATGGGGTTATGGAATTGAAACTGATGATATGGTTGCTAGATATTGGTACGAACTTTCAAACGAACTAGGACGTAATAACGTTATGATAGTAAGCATTGACAAGGACTACAAGCAGTTTCCTTGCCTTATGTACAACTATCACTATAAACATAAAGAAGTTTTAGATATAAGCGAGGACGAAGCCTTATATAACTTTTATGAGCAATTTATAATCGGGGACTCTGCCGACAATGTGCAGTATTTTCGTGGACGTGGTAAAAAGTTTGCAGAAAAATACTTAGCTGATTGCGATACAAAATATCAATACACAAAAAAGATGTACGAATTATTTAAACAAGAATACAAAGGTAAAGCACGACAAAAATATGCAGAGTGTTATCACTTATTAAAACTTAGAACAAATGATTAGATTTGTATATGACCTAGATATAGTTCTTGAAGCAATAGAAAACCAAGACTATAAAGATGCAGTAGCAATGATTAAAGACATACAAGAAGATTTAAGAATATTAGCATTACTATAAAACAAAACAAAATGATAGCAAAAACATTAAGTAGATTAGGAATAGAAGTATGGAAGGACATACCAAAATATGAGGGCTTGTATCAAGTCAGTAATTTAGGAAACGTTAGGAGTTTAAATAGGATTTGCAGCAGAGGTCGAAAAATAAAAGGAACGGTATTAAAACCTCGTTTATCTTCTGTCGGGTATTTTAATGTTAATTTGTATAAATCTGGTGAGCTTAAAACAAAGACTGTTCACACCCTAGTATCTTACGCTTTTCTTGACCATACGCCTAATGGGGTTAAATTGGTAGTGAACCATATTGATATAAATCGTGAAAATAATAATTTATATAACTTAGAAATTATAACTAATAGAGAAAATACTAACAAAAAGCACCTTAGAAGTTCAAGTGAATATGTTGGGGTATCTTGGTCCAAGAGTAATAAAAAATGGCAGTCTCAAATATATGTAAACGGTAAAGTGAAACATTTAGGACACTTTACAGATGAAAAAGAAGCAGCACAAGCATATCAAAACGAATTAAATAAAATAAAATTATGAGAGCAACTTATTTACATTATGAAAACGGTAAAGGCTATGACGTTATAGACTTTATAAAAGATTATGAGCTAAACTTCAATAGGGGAAATATAATTAAGTATATTTGCAGAAGCGGAAAAAAAGACGATGAGTTAAAAGACTTAGAAAAAGCAGCAGATTATTTACGCAGAGAAATAGAATACCTAAGGGAACAACAACAACAATGGATAGAAAAAAACAAATGAGAAAAGAACAAAAAGAATACTACGAAAGAATGGAACAAAAAGAACTAGAACACCAAGAACAAGTAAGAGGGGTTTATGACGAGCCAATAAACGATAGACACTTAGCTTATTTAAAATGCGTATTAATAAGTCAATTACTACTAGAAGCTAACGATGATTTAAAAGGCAGTAAAGCGTTTAAACAAAACGTAAAGCTACAAGTTAATAAAACATCAAAGATACTAGAACGAATATATCAAGAGGGTTTTAATACTGTATATCATAACAACCCCGAAATGTGTACCAATGTACTAAACAAAATAGACAGCTTAATACATAAAATAAAAGTAGCCACTATTGATGAACTAGTAATGATTGACGCACTAGTTGATAACTACTTCCAAAACAAAGAAGAACACAATAAAAACCAAACAGCAGAGTTTACAAAACTAGATTGAAATGGGAGAAATAACAAAAATAGTAAAAGAAAAAGCAGAAACGCTAGTTAAAGATGCCTATAATAGTTTAAGAATAATACCAAAAAAACACTTTGATTGCTTAGCACACCAAAAAGCTAGGAAAATTGCTATAAATTATGTAAATGCTATAATAAGGCAAAGAACTAATAAGCAAGATATATTTTGGCTTTTGGTAAAGCGTGAAATACAATTTATGAATAAAGAAACAAGGAAAAGTGAAACTACAAAGGCTATTAATATTTTAACTGAAAAATTAATGCGTGATTATGAAGATGGTTTTATAAACTTAAAATACTTTGGAAAACATAAAAAAATATTAGACAAAAAATTAAAAGAATTAAATAAATTATAAAATATGTATATAAACATTGAAATAAAAAACACTGATAGAAAAGACTATTATAAATTCCTTATAAACGGATTAGACTTAGGAACTTGGGAACGCTCAGACCTTAGACACTTAATAGAAACAATAGACAATAAAATATAGACAAAATGAAAACATCAAAACAAATAGTACAATACGCAATAGACAACCCACATACAGAAGAACACATAGGTTCAGACTGTTGTAATGCAGAACCAAGTCAATTAAGCGAAAGCCTTTGTAGTGAGTGTTTAGAACATACAGAATTCAACTAAAATAAAACAATGAGATTAGATACATTAAAAAAAGCAGTAAGCGAAAAATTTGAAGTTGATATAGCAATTAAATCAAGAAAAAGAAAATATGTATATGCTCGGAAAGTATTCTGTAAACTCGCAAGGGAAACAGGAGCTACTTTTAAAGCAATAGGTAAAGAGATAGGAAACCAGCACGACCTTGTATTATTTCACTGCAATACAATAGACGTCATAGAATATAAAGATAAAGACAAGCACGATGAACTAATAGACGAGCTGGGGTTAGTACTATGTAAACCTTTTGGTAATATAGAAAAAGCCAAAATAAAAAAAGAAATACAACAAACAACCAACAACGAAACACTAAAGCGTATTAAGAGCGTTACGGACGTTATAAGCGAATGGGATATAGAAACACTACAAGAGTTTAAACAAACACGCCTAGACCCCTTCAACGCATCATTAAAGACTAGAGTAAAGCCAAAGACTATAAAGGAAGTGAAAGGAGCGTTATTAAACAACCGAGTTAAAAACCCTATATTGTGCTAGTAACAAAATAATGTAATTCTGTTTATATATTAATAAGGGATAGTTATTCAATTATCCTTTTTTAATTTAATATTATGGCATACGAAACACAAGATTTAATTGACAAAAGCCTAGCAGCTATAAAAGAACACAACCTTATATTTATAAATGATATATTTGCATATACACCATTTGTAAGGAAGACATTCTACGACCACAAATTACACGAAAGTAACACCATAAAAGACGAACTATCAAAGAACCGAATTAATATGAAAATATCAATGAGGAGTAAATGGTACGCAAGTGACAACGCTACGCTTCAAGTTTGCCTTATGAAACTAATAGCAGACGAAGACGAAGCCCATAGACTTAACGGAACTAAACGAGAGATTAAAGACACGACAGTCGACAAAGAAATAAACATAAACATTCGAAGGTAATTGGATATAGATGTAAACGTAGTATTTGAACACCTACTAGACAGTAAGACTAAAATAGTAGTTGAACAGGGTGGTACGAGGTCTGGCAAGACTTTCAATATATTGATGTATATTATATTCCACTATTGTCAAAGCAACAAAGGTAAAACAATAACCATTTGCCGTAAAACATTTCCAGCAGTTAGGTCATCTGTAATGCGTGATTTTTTTGATATACTAAAGACACATAACAAATACAACGAAGCGTATCACAATAAGTCAAACAGCGAATATACACTGGATGGAAACATAGTTGAGTTTATAAGTGTAGACCAACCCCAAAAGATTAGAGGGCGTAAGAGGGATTTTCTTTTTATCAATGAAGGCAATGAACTAGATTTTGAGGATTGGCAGCAACTAGTATTTAGAACCACTGAAAAAATAGTAATTGATTACAACCCATCTGACGAATATCATTGGATATATGACAAAGTATTAAATAGGGAAGATGTGGAATTTTATAAAACTACATACCTAGATAACACATTCCTTGACCCTAGTATAATCAAAGAGATTGAAAGGCTAAAAGAAACAGATGAACAGTATTGGCAAATATATGGCTTAGGTGAAAAAGGAATAAGTAAGGCAACTATATTTAATTACTTTGAAGTAGCAAGTATTCCAATTGATGCTGAACTGGTTTCATTTGGTGCAGATGCAGGGTACACAAACGACCCAAGCACGTTAGTAAGCGTTTACAAGAAAGACCACAATCTTTATATCAAAGAACACCTGTATCGAACTATGATGACTACAAGTGACCTAAGCAATCATTTTAAACAAGAAGGTGTAGGGCGTAATCCAATATATTTCGATGCAGCAGAACCACGCTTAATAGATGAACTTAGAAGAATGGGTCATAATATACAACCAAGTTTAAAAGGCAGGGATTCAGTAAACGCAGGGATTGATTTACTAAAACGTTTTAAAATACATTTGGTAGGCTCTGACGATAATCTGATAATGGAGTTTAGGAATTACAAATGGGTCACAGATAAAACAGGGAAGCTAACAAACACGCCTGTCGATAAAAATAACCACTTGATTGATGCGGTGAGATATGCAACCTATTCAATAATGAGCAGACCAAACTTTGGTAAATATGCAGTATCTTAAAACTGCACCACATATGAGTATTTTTTTGTATCTTATAGTCACTAAAATAAATTAAAAAAGTTTATATATTAATATGGAAGTAAAGTTAAGCATACCAACAACGTTAAATGAAATCACTCTAGGGCAGTATCAGGAGTTTTCAAAATTAGATATTACAAAGGAATCGGAAGTGCAATCTAAAATGATTGAGATATTTTGTAAAGTGCCTGTTGAGGTTGTACGTTCAATGAAAGCAAAAGATATAACAGATATTTGTGTTATCATCAATAATATGTTTGACGTAGAACACCAGCTTATAAATAGGTTTCAAATGAATGGTAAAG